CCGGTGGAGGGGGCGCTTCAGCATGAATATTTTGCGCGCCCGTCCGATCTGTATTTCTAGCCAATATACACCTCGTTTTGTTTTAGCTTAGCTTATGGTCTGAAGAATTCGGTGGAGGTCATACCCTCGACGCCTTCGGCCGCCCCTGCTTTGAGTGCGGCGCCTTTTGAGTCGGATCCGACTTCCAATTTGGCCCAGTCGTACTTAAGCGTTAGGTCGAGTTGGGTTAAATCGTCAGACCCATATTCCAAATCCCCATACTTAAGCTCAGCGATCCACGCGTTCCACAGGCTCCACGTCTCGAGGGGGTTACCCTCAGCATTTAACTGGGAGATAGTTACTTTTCCTAGCGCCGACACCGCCGACGCCTTCGACATAGAATTCAAATCGTCAAAAGTGCTGGGTGGGCTATAGCCACCGGCGATTATTATAGCAGAAAGTGTAGCAGCCATATCTGGATCCACCGGATCGACCAAACTAATGCTAACATCCTGCCACGTCACCGAACCGGGATAATGAAAGGTATGATTCAGATACTTATGTTCTCCTGCGCTAATCTGAAAGGATGGCTTGTCTGCGGTTTTCGCATACCATAAAAGAGCGCCGCCATAGGATGCATCAATGCCTTCAAAGCTCACCGTAAATCTAAATTTGCGCTTGGGCTCCGATATCGGATTAGTCTTGTCCGCGCTGTCATACCAAAATCCTGCCATAATATTAATTCTCCTATATGTGTTCTATTTTTAAGTAGTATGAGAAAGAAAATCTTCCTCATATCTTTTAATCATCAAAAGAGGCGCCCGTCCTCATAATCACGAAGTCAATCGCGATGTATTCAATAGCTCGCGCTGGCTTAACCATAATCTTCGCATACAAAATGTTCTGATCGATTAAGTCAGGAGTAGTGGTAGTTTCGTCAAGTATCAATCTGTAATCAGTAATACCATACTGGGTTTTAGTGTTGGCCAAAAGTGGCTCAACGAGATTTTTAAATCGCGTCCAAGTTGCCTGAACATTTTGTTCAAAAAGAACCCGTGTAGAGAGGACAGATATCTGCTTCTTCAAGAAGATAACAAGCCTTCTTACATTAATTCTGTCCAAAGCCGACTGACGCTCTTGAAGCGTCTTCTGACCAAAGACTACGATTCCGCTAGAAGGGAAAGAAGCAATGGGATTAATGTTAGCTTCATATAGTGTGTCACGATTCTTAGAAGTTAACCTCTCGGAAACGTGCAAAATGGGAATTCCTGCGGCGCCTTCTGTGAGTCCGCCGCGGTTAAAGCCGGCTGGTGCAAACCAAACTGCTGCTGCGCGCTCCGTGCTAGCCAGGACGCCCATCATTGCCACAGTGGGGGGAATCCACACTAATCGGCCCGTGTTTTCATCTCGAGTCTGAACCCATGGATAAAAAGTACACCCATAGCTCGAATCGATTCTGCGGTTGCGCAGAGCCGTCGAAGCTGCGGCTGGCGTGGTACCAATACGGTTGCTCCTATCGCCTGAATCGTACTGTTCAGAACCTGGGAGGTATACACTAGGCAAATCAATGAGCGCCAGAGAATCTGCGCGTTCTTCGCAGATATTAACCGCGTGGGCAGTAAGCCCTTCCTTGGTTAGACCCGGGGTAGCTAACATATTCATGTTAATAGCCTCGGGATCGGCAACCGTATCCATGGCGCGCCTCCACGTATTATAAATGGAACTGTTTTGATTCGTCGGGCTGCTTGGGATACCGCCATTATACATGGGATCGGGAACCTTCTCGTCGAATCCATCAAAGCCACCGAAGAAAGGCATCGTAAAGCTATCGTATCCTGCGGTCAAGACGTCGTCGTAAGAGCCTGAATAGCTCACGCTGGTACCGCCGCCCCGAGAGCCAGATCTCCAGAAATAAGTAGTCGTGGAACCGCTCTGGCAAACATCATCTAGAGTGAAGACATAGGAAAAGTCATCAATTCCAGTTGCGCCTCCATCGCCGCCGCCGGCACTAAAGCCCTTCTTGAGTAGGTTGTGATAATCAGCAACACTCGAATCAAAAGTCGTATCTGTGGCAGTTCGAGTGGTTTGCATTCCAAACGCAGCGACAGTTGGATCGGAAAGTCCCCCATCCGAAGAAGATGCACGCAATCGCACACTAGGAAAGATTAGGGAGCCCGTTATGTCCTTGAAGCTCGCGCTTTGCTGTGCAACTGCACCCGATAACACATAACTAGAAAGTCCAGTCTTAAGTCCTGGGCCCGCGGGGCCGCCCCCCAAGCCGTTAGTTGAGCCAGAATAGAAGTATGTGTTTTCAGCTGGATACGATCCGGTCTGAAGATCGGTCGAACCACTAAAGCGTGGAGGACCGTAATAACCAAAGGGCAACATTGCCGGATCTGTAGCTCCTGCTTCCACATCTGAATTCATCACAACATATACAAATTTAGACTGGTTGGGATAGTCACCATATTCCTTAAGTCGGCGTGCAGTTGCATCCCAACTCGCATATCGGTCTCCTATCTTGCGCGCAACAAAGTTAACGCTCGTGGGATCAAGGCTAAGAAGATCAAATCTTTCCATTACTTCTTGGGCGCCGTCATGATCAGAAAGACGGCGAATTACAATAGAGAAAGTACCGTAATCACTAGTAGACAAAGCAGTCTTCTTGATTCGCTCAATAGTAACTTTGCAATTCTTGTGGAGCCAGCCGCCATGACCACGCCCCTTTAATTGGAAAAGCTTCGTCATAGATTGAGGAGAGTATCCGGTGCCGCTCTCCAAATCTTGACTAATAACCCAGCCAGTTTTGCCCTCTTGAGATGCCTGACGCTTATCGTGGGGTCCCGTACCGGGAGTGCCCCCTAGGGCGATGGGTAACACGACACCTGCCATTTGGCTTCCAACCTGGCTATTATCGCGCAGAGTTTGTTCATATGATTCTCCGAGCCAATAAGTCTTGTGGGACACAGAGGGATAAAAAGTGCCAGCTGGGCTCGTCAATTGGGGATTTGTGTTGAAAACCTTGCGCATAAATGTTTCTTGTGAATCATCAAAGCCAAAAGTAAACTTGCTAGAAGCTCCTTGGGCGCCCGTCACGCGTACCGTGAAAAGACCCGCAGCAGTGGAGGCAACTACGACGCCGACACCCTCTTGAATGGGACTAACTGCAAACGTATTGCTTCCAGTTGTAATACTTCCGCTGCCGCACACGGTACCACTAAGATAAACCGCAGATCCTGAATTTACATACCATACTGCTGCTAGCGATCCTGTTCCCGGTAAAACGTTATTGGGAACTGAGGAGGATGCGTTCCACACAAAGAGTCCATAGGTGCCACCGCTACTGGTGATATCGTTAAGAGGATCATTAAGAGTTTCCCACCCTGCTAATCCGGCGGTACCGGCTTCGGCAGCTGAGTCTTGCTGTCCAAGAAGTCGCACATAAGTAAGAGGCGCAACGTTGGCGTTTAGAAAAGCTTTTGCTGCATACGTTCCATACATGGGAGATTGGAAGTTGCCATATCGAGAAATATCCCCACCACTACTGCCGGGAACCGTGTCTCCAAACATTTCCACAAATTCGGAATATGACTCAACCTTTATAGGGGTCATCCCGAGGCCTCGTTGGGCGCGGCCGACAACAACGGGGCCGATAGCTTCGGCAGAGCGCGGTATAAAGGAGTTGTCTATCTCGTTGATAAACACTCCAGGAGATACAAATTTAAAATTCTTGACTGACATTGGTGGTTCCTCTCTTTAAAAAATGGATTTAATTGGTATCACAATTATACTTTAAATAGTATTTTGGATGTCAAAACGCTGCAGCACAGCGAATAAATTCCAACTTTCACTTCAGGAACTGATAATGTAGAAGCCGTCAGGAGTTTTACCAGCTAAGCCCTCTTGAGGAAAAGTAATTTCAACAATATTTTCCTCCGCTCTAACAATGGGGCGATCATCGTTCTCTCCTTCTCCAATTAGATATCCCAACACTCGAAGAGTAACATCCGACGAAAAGAGTCTCAACTCTTCGTCTAAAGTAGCAACATTATTATTATGTGTAAACCCTTGCTCAATAAAAGCTTCGTAAGTATGCCCATTTCGCTTTAAAATAAAGGCATTGATTTGTCCGGTTCTTGTCATGAAAGGCTGTAACAAACTATTCATTTGAGATTGATATTCGCTTTTAAGTGTAATCTTGTACTCCACATTTACATAAACCGGGATAGGGATTGACAATGATTGAATTACAATTTTCTTGTTTTTTCTTGGATAATACCGTTGCCCAGATCCTGAAGCGTAGTTAGCATTACGGATATTGC